TAATCTTAAATATATCCGCAGCATCAACTGTTTTACTTGCGTCTAATGGTGTATGGTATAAAAGGTTTCCTGATGTAGATGCGTCATAAATACCTATGTGAGTAACGATTCCCCATGCCAATGTGCAAGTAGGAAATGTAACATCAGCAGAATTTGTAGTGACACCATTACTAGGTGCAGCAAAGGTAACTGCTGTTCTAGCATAAGCACCACCAGATACTTCTGTACCTGTGCCTGCATCTGTAGGGTCTGATGTAAACAGTGCTACATATACGGTTGTAGGTGCTGTGTAAGCTGTTGCTCGTAGAGTTACGTTAATTAAAGCGTTCTCTAAATAATTGCTCATTTCTGACATAATTTTTCCTTATCGTGTAGCTAATGAAATTACCATTGGTGCAGATGGATTTTCACCAGCACTATCTGATACTGTTAATGAGTTAAGACCTCTATCGTATAAACTAGCCCATGTTTGAACTCTTGCATCATTCATAAGATATGGTTCTGCTTCACCTAAAGACGCATAAAGTAATAAATCTGGGCAATTAGCCAAAAATATATTAGATGAATTTGTAGAACCTAAATATGTTGGTGATGCGTAATAAACCATTTTAAGTGTATATGCAGAATCTGGAATAGGTGCAAATTGAAACTCTGAACCCATGACTGTATAAAATTTAGGAGCACCACTATCTGCTGTAGAAGCCTTTGTGTTTCTAAAAAAGTTACTTGGATTTTGATACACAAGTGTTTGTATAGGACTTGATTCAACGTGCAAATCACGCATTTCTAGGAAGTCACTAGGTAATGATATAGTAGGGTCACCTGCTGTAGTTGGTGTTGTTACTACTTTAAGCATAGGTCTGATACGCAAATCACGTCTTAATCTGTTTTCAGCTAACGTAATAAATGTAGGGATTTGTGATGTTAAATCAGTACGAGCCAAGTAATCAGCTAATGTTGCTTGCAAATCTGTATATGTAGTAAAAGCTGCCATTATATTCTGCCTGTCCTTGTTCTAAATGCTCGGTTATCTGGGTTGTTTAGCCATGCTTTGAATCGTGGCATATCTAATACAGTAAAGCCACGAGTGATACCTTGTTTCTCTAATTCTTGAAATACGACTAAAGGAATTGACGCAACTTTATTACCAAACGCATCATCACTCCATCTTTGTTTTTCATCTGATTGAGCATATTCTGCTTTGTTAGCATCTACAATAGTTGTTACATTTTGTGAATGTGCAATAATTAAATCATCACCATCATCATGGAAAGATGTTTGTGAGATACCGTTGTTAATTAGTTTATCTGTCATTGTTTTCCTTCATTTTTCTGTTTATGATTCTTTGAGTGAAAACCATAAAGAGAAAGCCCTATTTCTAGGGCTAACTCATACCGACTATGTTAAGTCAGAGATAATGCCATGTGCTGCTTCGTTCTTAACTTCTAATGTGTATTCTACTAAAAGTTGAGTTAAATCAGCGTCACCAACTTGAGCAAGCTCATTAGTTTGGAATGGGCGTAAGTAAGCTACTGCTGCCATTTCTGTATCTAATAAGAAAGCTGTGTCATCAGAGTCAGTGTTAGGGATGAAACGGTCTGGAACGATTTGGATGATACCAAAGTCAGAAACGTATACATCTGCTGCATTGATGATTTGAGCTTGTTGGTTAGCTGGTACATCTCTGTAACGAGTTGCAATACCAGAGAATGTAGAAGCCACAACTTTTTGAGCTGGTGTTACTAATAACAATGTTGGTGAACCACCGTTTGTGAACGCTGATTGCATAACAGTGTTAAGTAATGTAGCTGTGAAAGCTCTATCAGTACCAGTTGTTCTAGCTGTAGTACCGTTAGCACCTGCTGAACCACCAGAACCGTTTGATGTGTTAGAAGCTAACCATGCTTGTAAACCACCAAGATTACGAGCTGTTGTAGAGTTACCATTAGCTGCAGTTTGGTTAGATAACAAAGTTGCTTCCATATCACGTTTAATTTCACTAGATGCTTTAGCTAATTGGTAAGCCTTTTCAGATTTACGACCAGCTTTGTTTACTGCATCAAGAGTACCAGAAATTTTGATAGTCTTTTGTGAGATTTGTGTACGGTTACCAACACGAACTGTTGGAGAAATTGTTGCATCAGAAGCTGTTGCACCTTCAACTGCTGCATTTGAAGTAGAAGCTGCTGCTAATGAGTCTGTTTGCCATTCATGGTAAATAGCAGTAGCTTTTGATTTGCCTACTGAATTTAAGAATGGTGTTTCTGTTGGAGAAATGTTGTAAATCACATCTGAAAGGTCTTCTCTTTGACCGATAGCTGTATAGGTTTGATACGTTGCCATTTGTTAATGTCCTTATTCTAAAAATTGTTCAAATAAAGCTGCGGCATCTCTGACTTTACCAGAGTTACGCAACTGGGTTTTTTGTTGTGTTAGTTTCTGTGCATCACTTTGTTTATTACCACCAGAAGTGCCTGCTCTTAACATTCTAGGAGCTTCATTTACCTTCTTTGTAATAGCTGGCTTTGACTTTTGAAGTTTGTCATACATCATTGCCTTTTGTAGAGTGAGCACATGACGAGAGTCATATACTTGTGAGAGTTCCTCATCAGTAAATCCTAACGTCTTGCCATAGTTACGAATTTCCTTACGGAAGTTATCGCCTTTGACTGGGTCTGAAAACTCTGGTAGGACTTGTGCTAGTTTAGATGCTTCCTGTGCAACTCTGTCAGACATGGCACGAGCATAGTCAGATTGTTGCTCTTGAGCAATTCTGGCTTGTTCGGCTCTTATAGCTTGGAGTTGTTCTTTCTTTTCAGAAAGTTCAGCAACTTTTACTGCATAGCCTATAGGGTCGTTTTCCTTAAGAGAATGTAAATCCTCTTGTGGCATTTGCGAAGTTAGAAAGTTATCTACTGCTTGCAAACGTTGAGCATATGAATCACGAGCATACTTTGCTTCCTCAATAGCACCACGTTCAGCTTCCACTAGCTTACGTTGTTCTGCTACTTCGGTAGTTTTTTTCGTATAGTCAGCACCAAGCTGATAACCTTTAATCAATTCAGATAGAGGTACTTCTTTTTCTTCCCCTGCGGCTTTAACTACATATGAAGGCTCTTCTTCTTGACTGTCATCTTCTTGTACTTCAGCTTCGTCATCAACTACTTCTTCTACTTGTTCAGTTTCTTGTTGTGGCTCTGCTTCTTGTTCCAATACTTGTTCAGCTTCTTGTTCACCTGCTCTTTGCTCCGAAGAGTTAGCTGGGGTGTCCATTAGACCTTCAAACGCATTGGCTGCTTGACTTACAGTAAGCGTGCCACTTCCAGAATCTTCTGGAGTCATGGTGTTTTCACTCATTTATTTTCCTATATTACCTCTATGGGAGGCGTACCAAATGTAGAATTATCTACAATATCTTAAATCGGTTCTCATCTATTGCTTGACCTGCTGCAATAGCTTCAAGACTGCCGATTAATTCTTTAACTGCTGCTATCTTATGATAGGCATGTTCTCTAATTTCTGTATCAGAAGCGTTAGAGTTTATAATTGTTTCCATATGCACATCAATGATTGACTTTAATACTTCTTTAAAATCGTCATCATTTATGATGTTTTGAATGTTTTGTATGTTCATTGTTGATTAACTTGTAAATCCTTAATGTCTTTAAGAGATGCCATTACTGATTTTAATGAATCAGATTGAGATTTTTGTGCTTGTGCTTGAGCATCTGCTTGAAGTTTAGCTTCTTGCATTTGTAACTCAAGTTGTTTACGAGCATTATCTAATTCCATTTGTTGTTTCTCTAATTCAAGTTTAGCCATTTCAGTTTTAGCTCTTAATTCAGCTTTTTCACGTTCCACTTGTGCCAAGATTTGTGTAGCTTGTACATTAGAATCTGGTTGTGGTGGTTGTGGTTGAGATAATTGTTGAGATTGTTCTGGAGTAATTTCATTCATAAATCCAGAAGCATCTTTAAAGCCAGCCATGTGAACAAAGCGTGCTAATGTATCTCTGTATTGTTTAATATTAACTAAAGGATTAGACAATCCGTATTGTTGAATAATTTGTTCTTGTTTACCAAGAATCATTTGTAATGTAGATAGTTGGTCTGTTCTTGAACCGTTACCTAAACCGACATTAATAGAAATACCATATTGTTCTGACCATTCACGAGGATTAAATGGAATATATTTACCAGCAATACGAATAGTTCTTTCTTGTTTTTGATATTTGCAAAGTAATCTAAAGATAGATTGGAATAATGATTTAACACCTGTTTCCGCAAAGATACGAGCAATAAGTTCTAGCTTACCGTTAGCAGCAGATGACATAGTTGATACTGCTGTAGCTGTAGTATTTTGTAATGCGTTAGGATCAAGACCTTGTTGTTGGTCAGATACACCTGTACGTTTTGCCTGTACATTATCTAAATACTCTAACATAGGGAAAGATTGAGAAGCGTTAGATTGCACAGTTAATGGCACAAGTGCATTAGGATTCTTAATACGCACTACACCACCTGCTGTAGATGTGAGTAAATCATCAAGATTAACTTGACCTTCTACTGCACCTACACGATAGTTGTTTGTTAGGTATAGGTTATCTAACATTTGGCGTGTAATTGTAGACTTGATAAGTTGCAAGTCCATAGTTCTGTCTGCTAATGAGTTACCAAAGAATTTATGTGGGATTGGTAATGGGCAAATAGAATGGAAAGGAATGTAATCACAATCCTCATCACTTAAAATTTCAGAAGATGCGTAAACAATCTTACGAAGCTCTGCAACACCGTCATTATTGTAATCTACTTTAATATAGCACTCATAAACTTCACATAACTGCATAGAGTGGTCTTGTGACATCATGTCTGTAGGTTGTTCACCACGAGTATAACGTGCAATTCTTTCTGGAGAGTATTCTAAAGCGTTACCAGTAGCTAAACCTTCTACAACTTTAGGGTCAAAGCCCATTGCAATCAATTCTGAACGAGTCATCATTTTACGATGAGCACAGAAACCAGATTCTTGAATGTTTCTAGCACGTTTAGATATAATAAATTCTTCTGGTGGTACATTTTCTACACGAACTGTACCATTACGAACAGTTTTTCTTAATTTAACATCGTGTGTAGGAATAGGACTATTAGGATTTAAGTTTTCATCTATGTTTTCTTTAGAATCAACACTAATAATTTCTACTTCTGGGTCTTGCATGATAAGTGCAAGCTCATCATCGGTTAAACCTTTGTATGTTTCTTTGGTAATGTTTGTTTCATCATCCCAATATACTTTTACTACTCCTACTTTTTCAAGAAGTGCGTCTTTAAACCAGTTATGTAGTACACTAAATCCATCATTGTCTTTATAGAAGACATGGTTAACATATGTAGTAGCTTGATTAGCTAAATCTTCATCACCTTCTTTAACAGGTTCAAACTGAACAATGTTTTCAGAGGATGTAAATATACGGATAAGTTGTGGCAATGCACCATCAACAGCTTCTGCCACTTCACCAGTAACAACTTGAGATTTACCTTCTACTTCGTTACCATAAGGTCTGCGTAAGTAGTACTCTAATGCTTGTTGTCTTTCGCCTGTGGTTTCAGACTGAATAAAACCTAATGAACTCCAGATTTCAGAATCTAGAATAGCTTTAAGTTTACTTTCATCCATTATATAACCAGATTTATTTGCTTTTGCCATTGTTATACTATCCAATTTGTGTTTACGTTAATAGGTCTATTCCATTCTTCTGCAGGTGCATCGTTTAAACCTGTTGCAAGGTATCTAAAAGCGTCACTAGCGTGTGATGACCAATCATGTAATGGTCTATCATGGAAGACTGCTCTTTTCTCGTCATAGTGCCTACGATAATTGCGAAGAGCATCTAAACCTTGTTTAGCTTTTGGGTCAAACCAACATCTAGGAATCATTCGTCTAACAGCTTGTATACCATCAGCAACATTAAGACGAGGGCAAGTAATAATATGAAGTCCTGCATCTTCTAGAGTCTCCTTACGAGATTTTCCAGTGCCTAATTCACGAACTTCTACGTCATGTGGCAAGATATGCTCAAAGTGCATGTAGTCATTGTCTTTTAACCACTGAACATAGTACTCTAAACCTTGACCATGATTTTCCATGTAGTCAATAAGACGTATTTCCTTACCAGTTAGCTGTGCTACCCATATTGCAGTAGAATCTGACATTCCCAAATCCCATGCAGTGTAACTTCTGCACAAATCATCACGAGGAATCTCGGTCATGTGTGCTTTTTCTTCAATTTCGTTTATTAATTTAGAGTAATATGACCCCTCTACAGGTGAATTAAATGAACATTCAAATTCTTGCATGAATTTGTCGTCACCCATTTCTAATTTTGCTGCTCTTAACTCTTCTTCGTTAAGAAGTTTTGTATCAGAAGACTTAAATTCTAATAATTTCCATCCTTGACCCTCTGCTGCTCTATCTCTTAAGCCTCTAAAATGGTTATTTCCCTTTGGAGTGCCCATTGCAACACAAAAACCTAATCTATCTGTCAGTGCTGGTCGTACAATATCACTAAATACTGAAGGATTTATGTTTCCTATTTCATCTATGACGCAACCATCGAGGTAAATACCACGAAGTGAGTCTGGGTTATCTGCACCGTATAGTGAGATACGTCTACCCATAAAATCAACGCGAAGTTCAGCAATGTTTACCTTTGCACCAAGAGGTCTAGTATAGTTTACAAGGTAGTCCCATGCAATTCTCTTGGATTGATTGTATGTGGGAGCTACATAAGCATAACGTGGTTCTTTTTTAGTACAAGTAAGGGCACTATGTATAAGCTGATTAATAGCTGATACAGTCTTACCCATACGTCTATGTGCTACTACTACCACAAATCTATTATCTCTTACAGCGTTGTGTATAAGTTTTTGTGGAACTCGTGGTCTATAACCTGTATCTAATGTTTTGTTTTGCGACTCCATATAGGGTCATCGCTCCTTAAGGTTTAATTTTTTATGCTAGTTCCGTTACACATAGTGTTGATGAAGTAACAGTTGCATCTTTAATGTATGCAATCTTATCACCTGCATTAACTTTAAATATACCTACAGAGTTATTAGGAATCATCATGCTTGTTGTAATAGAAGCTGTTGGAGCTGTGCCAAACGCTACATGGCAGTGACCAAGTGAACAAGATACTCTTACTAAAGTTGTGCCTGCACCAAATGCAGTTGAAGATGCTGTCGTATTACCTACTGCAAATACTTGTGATGTACTTGGTACATAAGCATCTACTAAATTTTCGTTATCATCAAATCGTATGCTACTCATTTTTTACCTTTCATCATTTTTTTCATGCCTGTTTCTTTGCCTTCTTTTTTCTTGGTTTCTTTCTTTTCGTGCATCTTCATACCTTTTGCACTAGCATAAGTTTCTGCTGCATGTTTACCTTTTTCCGTATAGGGGAATTTCTTTTTTCCGACCATTGGCATGATTACTTTCCTTTTTGTTTATTTCTGGTTGAGATAGATTTTGCTTTGGCTTTAGCATCTGATTTAGATGATGCTCCCCAAGCCTTTAGGGATAATAGTAATCTTGTTGGCTCACCGTTAGGTTTATGTTCTGGACCAGCCATGTTACCCATACGAGCTAGGAATGATGCACGTCTAGGATTGTCACCAGATTTTACAGGTGCTTTTAAAGTACCGCCTGTTTCAGCTTTGTAAGATGCACGACCTTTGGCGTTAAGTCCGCCTTTAGGGTTCTTGCCTTCTTTCTTTTGCCAAGCAGCACTCATTTCTTTTTAGCTGTCTTTGCTGATTGTTTAAATGCTTTAGCAGTAGGTGCACCTTTAGTGCCTACCTTACGCATCTTTTCACCAGAACCTGCAGCTATCCTTTTTTGTTTAGCGTTTATGTTTGCGTATAATCCGTTTTTCATTTTAAGAATTTTACCTTATACATAGTTGAGTCAATCAAACTTTCAATATTATCCAGAAGGTTTTCTAGTTCAGAGTCATCTGGCATTTGTTCACGAAGAGCAGTTACAGCTCCACATAACATCTTTAGTTCAGATAAAGCGTCTTTATTAGGTAATGAGTAAAACTCTGGGTAATCTTTGATTTGCCCATACTTACCCATATATGCCTCTACAAACTCATCTAGAGCCTCGCCAAGCGATTCGTAGAACTCACCAAGGGCAGAGTGTATAGAGAAAGAATCTGTGCGCCAGTGGTTGATGTGGTTGTTAGTAACTGCATGAAGACATAATAGCACAAAAACTGCCACTACGTTATCATTGCTCACATCCGCATAAGTCGGCATGCTTTCTTTTTCTACTGGTTCAACCATAAAATATCCTGTGTAAAATTTACCCTACTGACGTTTCATTCGTAGAGAGGTTTTTCGTTTTTTTAAAAAAGGGGTGGGGGGTCTAATCTATTCCTGTCACAATCTTTACTTCAACAGGCGTACCGTCAGGGTTACCGCTTATCTCGTGTTGAGATGTTTCTTTCCATTTAGCTCTAGACTTCAACCAGAATATCATAGCAGTTGTGTTGCCTTCTTTAGCTTGTTTGAATAAGGTCTCTGCTACAGAAGCGTTAGCTTCAATACGACCTTTGTCAAGCTCTTCTTTATAGTACTTGACAAGTGTATCATGTGATATGTTTAATACGGTTGCAATATCTTCATGGCGAGTGCCTACTGTACTTAAAATAAAAACTCTATTTCGGGTGGTGTCGTTTGGAAGGTGCGGGGGTCTTCCTCTATTAACTATCTCTTCCTTGTCAATCTCTACAAGCTCAGATGATGTAAGCTCTTCCTGTATATCTTCTATCGTCTCTATGTTATCTGTTGTTATATCGTCCATGTTATTACCTTATAAATTGGTTATGGGTAAGTATCAACCCTTAATTAATAATGCGTTAGCGTGCGTTTATGTGCGTCTCAATATGCTTTTATGATGTATTTAAGTTATCTATACTATATATATGTCTTTAATTATCCTGTTACAATTTGTTACAATTTAATTAATAATAATACTTGACAATCTATTTAATGAGTTTAGTATAGCTATTGTAATACTTGACAACTTAATAGGAGACTTACCATGTATCAATCTGTCAGCAGTTATGACTTTCACAATGCTTTTAATTTAAGAGGTAGAAGCGAACAATTCAGTTATGATGCCTTAGAACTACTATTCAATTACCTTGAAGAGTTAGAGACTAGAGAAAACCCTATAGAACTTGACGTTATAGCTATATGTTGTGACTATTCAGAAAGCACTTATGAAGAGATAGCTAGTAATTACTCTATAGAAGACTTAGAAGACTTGTCTATAGAAGATAAGAATCAAGCTATAGAAGACTTCTTAAATGATAACACTATACTCATAGGCATTACTAGCGATAATAAGTTAGTTTACTTACAATTTTAACTGATTCCCTTTTATAACTACGAATTAATCAAACTTGACAATATAACAGGAGATAATACCATGTCTATAACAAAGAATTATAACGGCTCTATAACGCTATCAGATATAAAAGATAATCAATATATATATCAAACATATTACTTTTACTCTATTAAAGACGCTAAAAGATTGTTTAAAGAATACTTGACAACATTATAAACTTATGTATTATTACTTATACACTAACAGGAGATAACATTATGAAACTATCTATAACAGAACTTAAAGAGATTAAACAACAGATTGACAAAGGCTTGACTTTATGTTTACCTCAATCTATATCATTAAAGCAATATAACAGCATTATTAAACAAATTGACAGTTATATTAATAAGGAGGTTTTATAATGAATCAATATGAAATAGTTATACCTAGATTAGTGCAAATGATAGAGTATGAAACTATCATTGTAGAAGCTAACAATACAGAAGAAGCTAAACAAAATGCTTTAATCTATGACAATATCATAGGCGGTTCTCAATGGCATGAAGAAGAGCATGAGACAATTCAACGTTATGATGATGAAATTCAAGTTAAGGAGATTAAACAATGAATAACTTACTTAAGCATTTTCTAATCTTATTACTAGGCTTTATAAATCTATATATGTTCTTACTATTAATGTTATCTTACTAGGAGAATTGACAATGAATAACGATCAAAACATTAAAGCACTTATAACAGCAATAAACAGCACTGACGATTCAATGAGGCTTCAAATAATTACTTGCGGAAATGCTTGCAGTATAACTTTAAGACCTAATTATCATTTAGATGATGACGAATTATCAGATATAAATATTCAAGACAATTTACCAATTAAGGAGAATAACCATGTTAGCTAATATCACGTTTAAAGCATATTCAGAATCAATTAAAAATTCAACAAATCTATTGACAGAGTTTACTTTGCATTTTGCTGATACTGAATCAATTGACAAAATAACTCAATCTATAGAGAAGGCTTATGAGTGTTCTTGTCCTATCTCATGGACTATCAGTATTGAACATGAATACATTTAAGGAGACTTTACCATGCACCAAATTATATATAACAATTATCTTATAAATAACAGTTATAGCTTTACAGGAAGAACAGAATACTATCACGTTTGGAAACTAGACGAAAATGGAGACCCTTATGACGTTTGGGGAGATAATTTTCGATCTATTAAACAAGCTAAAAACTTTATCAACATGGAGAACGCATCATGAATGTAGAACTAGACTATATAACAGAACAATTACACGCTATTGACATCAATTTAGAAGATGTTAATAGAGGCATGACACCAAGCGGATACTTAACCATAAATTCGTATTTAGAAGATATGCGTTATCGATTATCCGAAATTACTAATGAAATATTGACAATGGAGGTTTAATTATGAACTTATGCAAACTTGCTAGCAATTATGCTATTGACTTCTATGTCTCTGACTTAGGAGATAACACCCATAGTCAGTTTCATGACTCATTATGTGACAATGTCATTCCTGATGATGTCTCTATATGGGAACCATTTGAACATTGTGAAGCTGATGACTTATTAGGTCATATTCAAAACTTAACTGATTTATTTATTAAATTTCATGAGGATACTATAAAATGAACGCAGACGAAATTGAAGACAATCACAATAAAAATTTAACAGAGTGTTTACATCGTATGTCATTAAAAGATGTTGACCATATTATTAACATTTTGTTATGGGAACAGGAACGAATGTCAAGAGATGGTAAAAACTTATCTAAACAAGTTTTGCGTAATATTCTTAATTATTCTAGTGAAGGAGACCTCCAATGTACGTCTTAAACACACAGGAACGCACCATAAAGCGATTTTCTAGTCATGACCTATCTATATGGGTCAATGAACTAATAAAGTATAATAGAAGCCTTAAAAGCTATGTCTTTATGGCTACTAAAAAAGAAGCTCAATCATTCATTCAAAAACAAAGGAGTCAACATGTATCATTATAGACCGCATTTATCACACCGAAAGCGTGGAATTGTTGAATATGCTGTTATGGGACTCTTAACTTATTTGCTTTACAAGGTCTTATTTTGGATATTAGACCAATTATTTCACCATTAATATTTCTTTTTAGACTTGCCTGCTTCACTTAAGGCAATAGCGATAGCTTGTTTTTGACTTTTAACAATTTTACCTGTTTTTGAGCCTGTATGAAGAGTGCCTGACTTGTATTCATCCATTACTTTTTTAATCTTTTTAACTGATGCTAATTTCTTCATATTTGACCTATAAAAAAAGCCCTTTATTTATAAGGGCTTAAAGATGCTACGGAGATTATGGGCGAGAGTTATCCAATAGCGTGATTATACCACAATTAAATGCTCGTGTCAAGCGACTATACGCCTTGAAGCTATAGTTAGTAAGTTATCTATACCCATTTCTAATTCATGCTCATAATTGAGAGATTTGCGAGTTTTTAAATACCTTGTATAAATTGCTTCTTTTTGATTGGAGGGTAAACTATCTATAATGGCATCAATTGTCCTAACATTAGTCATATCCATTTGCCCTACCATATCCTCAAAAGCATCGCTAGTAGACTCACCGCCTGAAATCATGCCTAAAGACTTGCTAGGGTATCCTAAACGATGACTTGGTGTTTTATGCCACAATGCCCAATCATCTAAAATTTGTTTAAGCCTATCTATGTGCATTGGCTTCCTCTTCTGTGTGAATATAGATGCCTTTAATCCTGTCGCTAAAGTCTGGCATAGGGTGAAATATCATTTGTAATGGGTGAGCATAAGGTTTAAAATATTTGAATAACTTTCCATCTTTAACGCAATTCAACATACCTAAATTTTTCATGTTAAGTAAAACATATTGAACTTTTCTGCGTTCCATGCCCATGTCTTTAGATAACTCTTCAATAGTTAATGTTCTATCTCCAATGGTTTCTATAATGAGACTACGCATTTTTTCTAAATTGATTAAGCGACCTCTTACATTATAACTTCTACTTTTGGCTTGCATATTTTCCCTTATGATACATCTCTGACCTTACACTCCCAACGATTGCTTTTATTCTTATGCCAACCATGAACGTGAATCATAATGCCAGCTTTTCTAATGATACCAACATGCTCACAATTAGCAATTTTCTTTATTCTAGCGTTAGCATTGGTAGCACTTGTGGTTTGCACAAAAAGAATTTCTTTATCTCTGATAGCCATGATGTCGCAAAACCCAAACATGTCTTGGCGTATTCTTGCAAACGGATTCCAATGCTCTGTGATTGCTACTAAATATCCTTCATCTTTTAATTTCTTAAGGCTTAACTGTGTTGGACTAGTCGCCAAATTGTTCTCCGTTAGGTTTAGATGTACCTTCTTTAAAACGTTTTTCTACTTCACCTGTAGACTTGTTTAATTCATATTCATAATCTTTTTTAAATATTTTATCCCAATTATCTTTTGCTTCTTGTTCAGAAATTAACAATGGTCGTCTTGTAGAGCCTTTACCCAATTTTAATTTTTCCTTTCTCAAATAACCAACCAATAGTTTTACGATGAGCAGACTCCCATGCTTCTACTTTATCTGCTCTACTTAACTCTTTGTGATTGTCTATCATATCATGGCAAGCATAACAAAGACTAGCGATGCGATAATCATGAGCCTTAATTCCTGTGCCCTTGCCATCTCTTTGTTGATTAGAATGAGAGGCACAAACTGTTCCATCTTCTCTACCACACATAGCACAGGGAAACTCACGAACTAATTCAAGTAGTTTTTTGTTTCTGTAATTACTCAAAACTCCAACCTAACTGACTAGCCCATCGTTCAATGTTTTCTTGATACTCTGCCATCTGTTTGCTATCCAACTTTGTTGTTGACTTGATAAGCTCTACAGGATTATCACATATTTCACGTTGTTCTCTTAAGAACTTATACCCCATAAGCTCATGTATTGTAGAAGCGTCTTCTCCCAAATAATTACCTATGGAATTATACAACGCCCATAATCTCTCATTGGATTCAAGAGACCTAACTGTTTTTTCTTCCACAATGTTTACCTTCCATCGTTTAGTAAAATCAAGTGCTTTTATTTTCTCTAATAAATTGTTTAGGTTCTGTTGATTTAAACTCCATCGTATCATAACTATCCCTCCATTTATTTTTAAATACTACGCCATCTTTGGAAGTTGCTTTGTAAGCTATGTCATCTCCAAATAATTTCTTACATTGTTTTATAAACTCATTTATGGTCATTTTGGTGATTCTAAATACTTTAATGATTTTTGGTCATACCAAAAGTTAAACGCACCTTCCCATTGAGCATTACGTTGTTTCTGCACAAAAACTTTAGCATCTGGAATTATCCTTAAATCTTTCTCTTCTGTCTGACCTTCTTCTGTAAGTTTTTCTTTAGTACGATTACGCCAAACGCAAATAATATTATCGCAAAGGTTTCTTATATGACTACTACCCATAATATTTGTAGCATCAGGTATCTCTGTTTCATCTTTCATTTTACGAGTATGTGCTACCAAGAATACATGAACATTCAAATCTCTACAAGTGACTGCTAACTTATCTATAAACAATTTTTGTTTCTCTAAAGACTCTTCTGAAATATCTGACATTTTCATAAGACTGTCAATCACAAATATATCTACACCTAAAATATGTTTGCCATAATAAAGTGTAGCAATCATGTCTTCAGAAGTAGTCGTTCCTAATTGGTCGTAGATATATAACTTGTCTTTAGCACGTTCACAAAACTTTTCTATATATTCATCTGTTGGTTCTGGTGAACCTAAAGTCTGTGTCACCATACGAGCCAATGTAAGCACAGGTCTCATTTCTAAAGACGCTATTAAACATTTAGTCCCTTGCTTCATCATAGATAATATTACTTGAGATAGCCACATAGATTTACCATGACCACTAACGCCTGTAAGAATAGTTAATTCTGCACTTCTACACCTTATCTTATCTTCCGTCTTAATAAATCCCAACGATTTACCAGAATGAATTTCTTCACCGAAATACTTGATAACGTCATCAGTAAATATGTCTGTGCTTTTAACTTTAAACTCTGCTTGAGAATATCCTTCATTGTAGAACTCCTTAACAGTTGATTGGTTTACAGTTAATTTATCAATGACCTCTCCTAGATTCATTAAATGCCACCTTCCCAATTATTCTTAACTTTTTTACCATCTTCCCATCTTGCTTGGTTTATATAAGTTAATGGCATAGGAATAAATTGACCATCACTATCTTTCCATTGTTTTGTTTCTTTCATAGCTTTAACATGACTAATAATTTGTTCACCTATTTTGTCAAGTTTCTTCGACTTCCATTTTTGAAGACATAAATCTTTAGCAACTTTTCTTGGATACAAATTCCAAAATGTATCAAAATGAACTATAGATATTTCTTTTTCTTTTTCTTTTTCTTCTTCTATGGTAGCAAGCTGATAGCCTTCTGCTAGCAACCATGATGATAACTTACCTAAAGTCTTAATTACAAAGGCTTTATCCTTTCTTAAAGCAAAGGCTATACCATCTACATCTGGTAATTCACCATTTTTCCTGCTAGCAAGACACCAGCACTTTGCTAGCATTGCTTGACATTCGTCTGAAAGGTTCATAAAGTCAGGGTCGTTCAGTAAATCATCGCCATAAACTTTAAACCAAGTCATCTTTTTTTGAAAACGTGGATTCATGGGAGTGTAATGCTGAAACCTTTCCCAATTTTTAATTCTCATATAATCCCCTTACTCTGTTGCTTGCGGAATTGTTTCTGCCTGTCTTCTTTTAATTAACACTTCTTCAATTTGCTCTGCTCGTTTATTTGGAATTGGCTTTTCAGGATTCTTTGCCCAATTCTGAACTGCCTGAATAGATATGTCTAGGGCATATGCCATCTTACGTCTTGAGTTATGAAAGTGTGCTACCGCTTCTTGAAAGGTCATCTTGCTCTCCTTGATTGAAATGAATAGCGACTATAGCATAGTTGTCAAATCTTGTCAAATAGAGAAGTCGGATAAATACCCCCTGTTAAATACCTATTGACAATTTATTAAAGTAAGAGTATAGTGTGTTTTCAAGTTTAGGAGTAGACATGAGTATAGATAGATTTATGAGAATTATTACTAACGACAGACTACAAAAAAAGTTTACACAAAAGTTTTATTATGTGGTAGGATATTTTACAGTAATATTTTGGGGATATTTTATATGTCGCTTACTTTAGAAGACGTAGTAAAAGAATTACGCAGATGCACAGCAGAACTTAAAGAGTCTAACGACAAATGGGAGAAAGCAAATGAGCCAAAGACAGCATTACGACCAAGTGATGATGGAGCAACACCAGAAGGAAGTATTAGAGACATTACATTATGTAACAGGAGAGAAAACGATGAGCATACACAGTAAGCTAATGCAAGCAAGATTAAAGTTACAAGTAGCAGACCTCAAGAAGTCTGGTCATAATAAATTTGCTGGATACAAGTATTTTGAGTTAGGTGATTTCTTACCTACTATTCAAGAGATTTGTAATGAGGTGGGTATCTGTGGCACAGTTACATTTTATACAGACATTGCAGTATTGACTATTACAGATATGAATGATGCTACACAATTCATTGAGTTTAAATGCCCTATGTCAAGTGCTGCCTTAAAAGGTTGCCATGAGGTTCAGAATTTAGGTGCAGTACAAACTTACTTGCGTAGATATTTATGGACTAATGCTTTTGAGATTGTAGAGCATGACGCTATTGATTCTAGTGCAGGTGCAGTTATTAAGATGAAAGATACTAAAGCAGAGGACTTTATCTAATGGAACAACTTTCCCAAGAGTGGTTTCAAGCGAGGCTCGGTTTGGTTACAGCCAGTCGTGTGGCTGATGTATTAGCAAAGATTAAGAGTGGTGAGTCTGCGTCTAGACGTAACTACAAGATTCAGTTAGTAAGTGAAAGATTGACTGGAGAAAGGCAAGAGTCTTATATTAACCAAGCAATGCAAGACGGTATAGATAGGGAGCAATTTGCTAGGGAAAGGTATGTGCAAGAACATGGGGAAGTGGAAGAGGTGGGATTTGTTAAGCATCCCACTTTGGAAGCTGGTGCTAGTCCTGATGGTATGGTAGGTGATGATGGTATTCTTGAAATTAAATGTCCTATGGGAAGTACGCATACAGAAACATTGATGACACAAGACATTCCAAGTAAGTATGTTCCTCAAGTACAGTTTCAACTTTTGGTGACAGGTCGTAAGTGGTGTGATTTTGTGAGTTACCATCCAATGTTTCCAAAACATTTACAAATATTTGTAAAGCGTATAGAGGCAGACCCTGTCTATCAAAAAGAATTAGAAACAGAAGTACAAGAGTTTTTAAAAGAAGTGGATAATGTAATTAATAAACTTAAGGAGATTAAGTAATGTTTAACGATATAGAAAGACAAGCATTAATTAAAGCATCTAGTGGATTACATGCACAAACATTTGATGAACTGTCTTTAGAAAAGCAAGAAGAGTACATGGAAAGATTAGATAAAGTTATTGGTCAATTAATTAAACGTCATCCTGATAACTTTACAGGTAGCACAGTAGCAAATTTTTATAAAACACTAAGGAAATAAAATGGCAGAATATGATAATACAAATACGTTTACTTTATTTAAAAATGATAAGGGCGACAATCCAAAACGACCAGACTACACAGGCAATGCTAACGTAGATGGGATTGAGTTTAGAATTAGTGGATGGATTAGAGAGAGTGCTAAGGGTAAGTTTATTAGTGGCTCTGTGCAAATGAAAGAAGGCGATGTTAAGCCTAAACAAGAAGCAATAGATGAGGATGTTCCTTTTTAGGAACATCCCCATAATGCAATAATTACTTGTTCATAACGTACATAGTTACTTCAAAGCCGAAACGCATTTCAGTTGCTGATGGTTTTGTCCACATAGTTTGCTCCTTGTTTATGACATACAAAATTGTTTGTCTAGCAAATTATGCGTATTTTGCAATACAAAATCAACAACAAAGTAATTATATAACCCTAAGTAAAATCAGGAGGCAATATGTTAGAAGAAATAATTGACAATGATGATAATAGTATGTTATCACATACACCAGAAGGTAAATTAATGACATGTATTTTAATGAAAGCAGTAGAAGATGCTTTGTATAGGCAAAAACCTACCAATGAAAATAGTAAAAATACAAGATATAATCACGAAATTAATTTCAATAGCAAAATAGATGCTATTAAATGGTTATTTACTAATAGTGAATTATTAGACTTATGTTGTTTTGTAGTTAATATTCATAAAGATTCTATAAGAAGAAAAATTATTAACATAGTGGGAGCTAAAATTATATATCCTATTGTGTATAATACTTACAAACCATAATGGATATTAATAATTTAGAGTTAGATGTTGCATGTTATGCAACTGCAGTGTATCATGAGGTCAATACTCGTTCATTAGAAGAAAAGGTTGGGGTGATTAATGTTATTCGTAATAGGTTGCATAGTGGTCGTTGGGGTTATTCTGTATGCTCTGTCGTTTACGCTAATAATCAGTTTGCTGTGCAAGATGAAACCCACCATCCAGTTGATGAAAGGGCGTATTTGGCGACTAAACTTTTGGTTATTGATACGGTTGTTTTTAATAAACATACTAACCCAGTTGCAAATGCTTTATATTTCCATGATGACTCGATACCGCCCAAGAAAGAATGGTTTGGTAAAGGGAAAAAAACGCACATAGGAAGGATGGTATTTTACTAATGAAAAAAAAACCACTAGCATTTTTGTATGAAGAATATGATGTAAAGTCTGGTGACTTGTTAAAGTCTTATTTATGGTCTTTCCATCCTAACCAACTATCATATTTAAACGATTTAAAGAATACAACACATCATATTAAGATAACGCCATTAATTGCAGGCGAGCCCATAGAAGAGTATAAGGGTATATCTAAATACGATAGTAAAAAACTTGTGGAGGCTTATGGTGGCGACTAAACCTAATTTATTTATAGCAACACCTATGTATGGCGGTCTTTGTTATGGCACTTATATGGAGTCTATATTAAACCTTCAATCACATTTAACTGTTAAAAATATAAATGCTTACTTTTCATTCTTATACAACGAAAGCCTTATTACTCGTGGTCGCAATACATTAGTTAATGATTTTTTAAAATCTGATTGTACGCATATGATATTTATTGATGCTGATATTCATTTTGACCCAGAACATTTATTTAAGATGATTGACTCTGATGTAGAAATTATTTGTGGTCTTTACCCTAAAAAAGAAATTAACTTTGGCTCATTAGCATTTGCTATCAAAAAGAATGTACCAGAAAACCAATTAAAATACTTTACTGGTCAATATGTAGTCAATATGTTAGGTGATGTTACAGAAGAACTTGTGCCATTAGATAAACCTTTTGAGATTAAATATGGTGGTACAGGTTTTATGGTGATTAAGCGTGAAGTATTTGAAAAACTTAAAAACAAGTGTCCAAAATACATCCATAACATGAATGATACTACTAACAATTCTGATTTAGGTGATGAGGTAGTGGAGTACTTTGCTACTAGCATTGATGAAGATAAGAAACTATTGTCAGAAGATTATCATTTCTGTAAACTAGCTAGGGACAATGGCATTAAAGTATGGGGTGCAGCATGGGCACAGTTAGTCCATACAGGCACTTATCAATATAGTGGTAGACTTGTATGATTTATTTTTTTGTAGTACCAGCAGTAATATTAATAGGAATGGTAATTGTAGCAATTATTCAAGTAGAAGTTAAACAATATATGGAGGATGATGATGGATAACGTGAACCACCCAAGGCATTATTTACAAGGCGGAATTGAGGCAATAGATGTCATTCAAAGTCGCTTGACAAAAGAAGAGTTTATTGGATACCTAAAAGGATGTAAGATGAAATATGACTTACGATACCCTTTTAAAGGAAAGTTTGAAGAAGATTTGCAAAAGTCTGAATGGTATAAAGATAAACTATTAGAAATAGTTAAAGATGAAGAAGTTATAAACCCACCAGAAGTTGAGGCTATTTTGGGTAGATTTGATGATGAATAAAATATATATTGTATTTATTATTGTAATGGCTGGATTAGCCGTATGGGGAACAGAAAAAGCATTAGCTGATACAACCACTATATTTGCACCTGATGGTACTGTGACAGTATGCACTAGGGGTAAGGATATGATTATTTGTGTTTAATGCGTGGTAGACCCCTTAAAATGCGTTTAAAAGGGGTTTAATCGTCTAATTCTGGTACTTCTGAATAAACAGATAGGTCATCACCACTAATTTCTATGTGACTACCATCGTCTAACATTATAATAAGCACGTTTTCACCGTAGTAGGCTTCTGCTTCTACTACCATTTTGCCTACCATATGCTCACATAACTGCTGAATGTTCATTATTTTCCTTATATGCTGGTAACTGATTCGTTGTAATTCTTTTCTGATTTCACAGACTTGCTCCATGACCCACACTCCGAACATTGGTATCGTTGATATTGTCGTGTAGCTGTAATTGCAAACCCACGTTTATGTAATTTACTAGAATTGCAACTTGGGCATACCATGCTTTTAGAATAAGCATTGTGATTAGGATGTGATTTAATCCATCCTTTAAAACGGTTATATACTTTCTCTAAAAGAATAACGTCATTCTTATTGTATTCTTCCATTGTCTTCCATGCTTTACGGTCATCATTCATACATTTTAACCATAAGGCATGACCTTCATGTGCTGTTTTAGCACCAAGTCCTAAAGCCTGTGATACATAATCTAGTTTATTAGAAACAAACCTAAACTGTCTACGAGCTACTTGAAGTAAATCTATCTGTTTAGAAGGTGCTGGAGGGTTCATACCTGCTAATAAAAACTCTTTATGTAGTATGGGTATGTCAAACCTAGAACCGTTGTAGTGGACTATGGCATCAGCTTCGTCAAGAAGTTTATGCACAGAGTCAAGCATCTTTTGTTTACCAGATTTTTGAATGGAGTCAAACATGATTTTAGATTCACCATACCATTTGGCTGCGTAGCAAAGAGTATAAGATGATTCTAGTAATTGGTTAATAGAGATGTTCTGGTCAAAGATACCCCAGACATGAGCAGTATTTGGTGCTACTTCTATATCAATAAGTAATATTTTCATATTAACCTTTGGTTATGAGTTTACCTATTATATACTATGAAATAGTAATAGATGCAGTTTTATCTTCTTTAAGTTTATTAAAGAACACATCGTATGCTAGTTTAGAGTTTCCTATAAAATCTTTACCTGCATAGGTATGACCTAACAAAATACATCCATCTGTGTCTTTAGATGTATTACCAGAGTGTATTCGCACCCCTGTAAAATTAGGCACATTTAAAATATGAGGCATAGGTTTGCCAAATCTAGCAGAGTCATCAATAATAACATCGTAAGTCCCAGCAGGAATAGCTGTTTGTCCATTTACTTTAGCTCCCTTTCTAACTACGTCTTCTAGGGTGTAACAGAAATAAACATTGTTGATATACATTCTACCTACAGTATAGGTATCATTAAATTCATATCTTTTTACTTCAATTAACATTTTTATCTACATAATGTAATGCTTGTGTTAAGTATTGCATAGCATACATAAAGATAATAGAAAAACCCATAGCACCAAATAACAATGATACTATTAAAAACTTAAGGATAGTTAAGCCTATCCAATTCATTATGTTTAATACAATCATTTTTTAAGTGTCAAGTACATTCTTTCGCCAATAACAAAAGACATACAAGCTCCAGTCATGTCAAGGA